TGCTAGTATTACACCTGCAATCATAAGCATTATTCCGATAGTCAATACAGCTTTTCGTGCTCTTGGATGTCTATAGTCGTTAATTAATAAGCCACAGATAAGTATTGCAATTCCAACTACAGTCACTATAAATCCCTGAACACCAAACGGCATGACAAGCCTGTCCTCGATTGTATATTCCGATGTTCCGCCTACGTTTGCCGTAAATCCTCCAGTAAAGTTTACAATAAAGTCATCGTAGATTATTTCCTTGTAGAAGTAATTTCTGTCATTCTCGTATATCAAGATGTCATATACTATTGCGAATTCGCTTCCAATAGCACCCATATTACGTATGTTCTTTTCTGTTAGTCGTTTTTCTGTTGCTCCGCCAAAACCATATCCGCTGAAGATGAACATCCATGCGTCAATCAACCACTTGCTATAACCTTCAACACTAAAGCATTCATAGTATGGACGTTTTTCATCAACGTAAAATCCTGCTTGAGTTCCGACATGTAGTTTGTCATCCATCGTGTCTTGGAGTATACCATCAACCATTCTTTGAGTTGCTTCGACTATACAATCTGCATGCATGTGTTCGATGAGTATCGTCCAGTTCTCAGGTTGCTCGACTACTTCCAGCTTTATCCATAGATTCTTGTTGTCCGTTATTTTCCATGTTCCGTTGCCATAGTCGCTCCAGTAGGATGTCTTGATTTTTACTTGACCATTTACCAGTTCGTGCTCGAAAGATATTCCTTCCGTTATGCCAGCGTTACAGCTTACAATGCATACCATTAACAGGGTAAATACTAGTGGAACTAATTTCATTTGTCTTTTCATTAATTTACCTCCTTCTGTTTTTTCTATAATAATAATAGTAATAGTAAAAGTCTTATTTATATTTATCGGGAAAAATTGGAGTTTGGTTTAAGTGTTTCAATGATCTGTTTCATTGCTTCTTTATCGTTCCACACATGCTGCAGCATAGCCGTCACTAGCACCCGTATTTGAATATTCTCTTTTATTGCAAGCAGTTTTATAAGATGGTGCAGTTCGCTTTCAACTTGCGCCTGCTTGTAAGTTGCCTTTTTTCTTCTCAATGAAGGGACACTCCTTTTTGTAGACTTGAGGACAGTTTAAACATTTCCAGCGGGCTGGAGGCACCAAGCTTTCAGGATGGTTGAACTGGTAGAATATTCGTGCCAGTTGTTGTTCCACTTCCTTGCTGTCGTAGTCTACTATCTGCTTTACGCCTAACGGCTTGCCACGTCGTGTGAGAAACACTACTTCTCCTCGTAATAGCTTGTATCCGCCCAGCTTCAGGTACGGTTCCAGAATCCACATGTACACTTTCAACTGGAATACTGCAGGTGCCAGTTTGTAGTAGTCTATCACCCGTTGTGCTGTGGTCTTGTACTCTACAAGAATCACGGTGCGGTCTGGATACACTCGAAAGTCGTCTACGCCGTGTGTAACCACGTGTCCCACAATGGTTTCTCCGTCGTACCATGGTCGCATGAACACTTTAGAGCCTTCTGTAGCCAGTCCTGTGCTTCCTTCTCCAGCGTTTCGGTCAACCATGAACTGGGTTATGAAGTCCTGAAACTGCTGTTCCCAACGGCTTGGCTTGCGGCTTTTTGTTATCTGGTCGTGTATTCTCTTGCCTATTTGCAATGCTTCACTAGCAGGCGGCTCTATGCCTCTGGTGGCTTGCAGCCACGCTTGCACGGCGCAGTACCAGTAGTGTCCCAGCGTGCTTGCTCTTACATAGTGTATCAGCTTTCCTTCGGGCGAACGAAACAGTTTAAGCCAGTTTTCAAGCATTTCATCGCCGCCTCCTTTTTGCTATGCTGCGTCTTCGTAGGGTATCACTCTGAACAGGTACATCATTTGTCCACGCTTGTTCCTTTTGCGTCCGTAGTAGGCAATGATGAAGGTTTTGCCTTCAATGCTTCCGTTTTCGCCGTACTTCTTTGCATACTCTTCCATCTCGCTTGCAAGTATTGTCGTGTTTTCCCAAATGCTGTATTTTTCTCCTGCTTTGGCAGTGTCTACGCTGCTGAACAATACTTCCACGTCGAAAACGTTCATGGGGCTTGTCATGCGGTCTGTTTTGACGGTGCGCCTGTCTGTCAAGGCTTTGACAAGCAGGGTGATGGGTTCTTCTTCTGTAGCGTCTCCAAGCTTGCGTAGGTCAAGGCGTTCATGACGTTCGTACATGGTGCTTGTGCGGTAGTGTTTTACGGCTATTTCTCTGATTTCCTCTTGTTTTTGCAGCCAGTCTTTGTCAATTGCTTCTTTCGCTTTTCTTGCGAGTTGCATCTTGTTATACAACATTTCTTTCATTCCTCCTTTTATTTTACTAGGTACCGTAAAGTGGGCTCCCAGCTCCAGTATGGCGGCAGCGGGTTCAACTTGCTTGTCGCAGTTATAGTCTGCCTTATCCGTTTGGTTCGGCTTTCCCACCTGTACTCACAACTGATTATGCGGACGTCGCCGTTGAAGATTGGCGACTGCACTGTTATCACGTCTGACGGTCGTAACAGGGAGCTCCAAGCGGGAATTGTGAACTTTATGGTTGGCACAGGGTTTTTCAGGTTGCCGAGCACACGGTCTCCTTCGTTGTTTGCAATGTCAAAATCGTCTAGCAGAGTGTCTTGATGGTGTAGCAGGTGGACGCCGTAGTTGCCGATGCTTGTACTGTTGTATTTCGGCGGGCAAAGTGTGTCCGCATACTCGGCAAACGGGTCAATTTCTAATCCGCCGACAAAATACAAGCCGTCTATTATATAATAGATTGTTGATGTTGAAAGGTTGTCGGGTATTGCCCTAAACATAACCTTGTTCACGTTTTCCCAATCGAAGGAAGAACAGTTTACATAGTGCCAGTGTCCGCACAGGTGGGGAGAAAGACATTCCGCGTCCGAATGTATCTTTTCCTGCGTGCCTACGGGCAAAGTGATATAGTATGCTGTGTCCTCTTTAAAGCTGAGTTCTCCTATACCTTGAGTGCAATAGCGGACTATAGTGTTTCCTGAAGTGTCATACAAGTATACTTTAAGGTTTAAGCCTCCCCAAAGTGCGTTTCCTTGGTGTGGATAGAACCAGAAGGAAAGGCTTGTCAGCCTGTTTTTACAATCGAAAGTGGTTACTCCAGAATTGGCATTAGCTGCAGGATAAAGGATTGCATCAATAAAGACGGTTTCTTGTGACATGGGAGGCACGTCTTGCACAGTAACTTTTATACAGTAGTCGTTTACACCTTTGCTTCCAAGGTAGGAAGAGTTGGCTACATCTTCAATGGTGATCGTTAAATCAGAATTGCTACATTGAGCCGTCCATATTGCAGGCGAATACTTGCTTACTCCATACTCGGTGAAACGGTCAAACTTTGGCACGCCTTCGTCGACGCCGCCCCATACAAGTATATAATTGAATACGTCGTCCAGTGATCCGCTGTCCCATTCAAATTCAATGTAGGGTGTCGTGACCGTGGCTGTGCTTGATTTGTCGTATGGGCGAAGGTACACTTTCTTGTTCAGTTCTGCATCTGTGTCGATGTAGCCGTCGTAGCCTATTCTATCGCATATCATGCGAATTGCGTCAAGCAGCGTCTGCCTTTCAAAAGAGCAGCTTGCATCTATAATGTTGTCTATATTGCCTCCTGTAGCCGCGTCTACAGTAAAGCCAGTGTCGTATCCGCTGTCTGGAATCGCTAGAAAATCGTTGATAACCTTGCGGAAAGTCCATGCCTTGTCAGGGTCTGACAGCGGGTTGATCGCCATCTGTGCTTTCCAGTAGTCAAACGTTATCGTGTCGTCTGCCAGCCGCTGTCCTATTCCACGGCAGTCCAGTGTCAACCGTATATAGTCTGGCGGTCGTACAAGCGTTTTCCTGTAGTTCCATATCCACCCGCCGAAAATGTTGTACTGGCTGCTTTCAGGTGTAATGTTTACTTTAATTTCATCGTGATAGTCTGCCACGTCGCCTATGACACTGTTTTTTCCAAAAAGCACTACTACTGCACTGCTGACACGACTTATGCCCGTGTCTTCAACACGGAAAGATTGAACCTTGCTGGAAACGTCGACAGTGTTTATTATGGTTTGAATGTTCATTTATTCATTCACCAGAAAAGTTTTTAAGTAAACGAGTTATACTGTAAATATGTGATAAGATGAGATTGAATTCTGTTTTCGATTTTCTTTTAGGTTTTTTGGGAATGTTTGGTATCTGTGTTTTAATATTCTTATGTGTTCTCTTGTATCCTGACTGGTTTGCTATTGGTGTTTTGGCGGTTTTTTCAGGTTTTATGTTATGTTTTGATGTTATCATGAGTAATCACCTATGATAATGTGGACTGTGACCCCATGTTTGTATTTCTCCATGATAAGTATCGGCGTTTGCGTTTGATGTTTGAAATTCAAGTTTTAACGTTTTTCCTTTAACGTTGCTCGGTATCGTAATTGTTACATAGGCGTATGTGTATGTGTCTGCGTGTCCTGATTGCCATACTGTTATGCCAGATGAACTTGGATAATATGTTGAATCAACTTTTGCTCTTACAATTCCATCGATTAATGAGTTGTTAGTGTGTCTTGCTACACCTAAACGGACAAACAATATTTCGTGGTCTTCATTTGGAACTGTTATGCTATGTAATTCTGTCCATGTGTTTCCTGAGACACTGGTTGCAGTTCCTGAACCACTTGCATGTGATGCAACAGTTCCTGCTGTCGGTTCTGCCGCTCTCAACTCGCTGAACATAACGTCATCATAGTATATTGTTTCGTAAGTAGTAGAACTGCCGTAGTTTCTGAGAACTACTCTAATGTATCTAGGATAGATGGTTGTTACACCATCTTTAGCTAGATGGCTGGTAGGAACGGTATATGTGAACTCCTTTTTTGCGAACGATGTAGTGGTAGTTTTCCATTCGTCGCTGGGGTCAACTTCATAATACTTGTCGTTATCATAGGATTGGTTTCTATCGAAAACCTCTAGATGAACCACAGAATATTCGTGAGTCTTTCCTGTACTTCCTTTATAAGACACTGAAATGTAGTACGTTTTGCCCGTTGTTACAGGTATAAAAATGCTTTTAAGCTTTCCTTCACCAGTAGCAGAAAGAACTATCTTCGCTGAATAACCTCCTTTTACACTTGAAGCATCTCTTCCAAAAGATGGAGACCCTGAAAGAGTCTGCGTAGACCAAAAATCGGGAACACCATCTTCATCACGGTCTATTTCAAAACTTTGGTTTGGAACCATGTTTTCTGGCGGTGCTTGAACATCGTACAACGGATATTTCGGTACTATTGCAACGTCGTTAATCGTTGTTCCGCTGCTAAATCTAAGCTGGTCTTTGTCGCTGCGCCACCACATTTTTCCTGTTTCGTATGTCGGATCGCTTGTTAAACTGTTAAAGCGTACATGTTCAGTGTTTACGGCTCCTGCTTCAATGTGTTCTGCTTGCACTGCGTTGGCAGCTATCTTGTCGGCTGTTACTGCATCTGCGTCTAGCTTGTTCGTTGTCACTGCGCCCGTGTAGATTTTTTCAGATGTGACACAGCCAGCGTCCAAATGGTCTGCTTTTATCTGTCCAGAAGCTATGTGGTCAGCCACTATCTGTGACGATTTGATGTGTTTGGTAAGAATCGACTTGGCTGCAATGGCGCCTGCGCTTATGGTAGGTTGATAGCTGCTGAACGGTGCCACGGTGACAGGGCTTGTCATTGTAGGCAGTGGAAAGTTAATGCATCTTGTGTTGTAGGTGCTACTGCCATAATAGATTACGCATGTCAATGTGGTTTCAACGGTTGATTTTATAGACCAAATATGAAATGTCCAAGTGCCAGAAAGTTCAAGGTTTATCTCTTTTGTAATAAAGCTTTGCTCGCTTGTCTGCGTGTCCACTCTGGCTCTCAGGTCGACTATAACCCTGTCAAACGTTGTAGCAGGTACGGTTACATTTATGATTGCTTCGCTTAGGCTTGAAGGTGCTGCTGTCTCCGTCCAGTCTACTACTGTCGTTGGCGTGCCATTGTTGTACTTTCTTATTCTAACACCAACGTAAGCGTTTGTTCCGCCGTCTACGCTAGTCGATATTGTTGTGCTGGTTGAAGTATTTTCAAGAGTAAACTTTTTGTAGCCAGCCTTGTCGGAGTCAGCGTTAGCAAAATATCTTGTCTGCGTGCTCGAAGTAATGTCCGCTGTTATGCCTGCAAGCAAACCTCTTCCTGTGCCGACTGTTTCCGTGTAGTCGGTTGTGTATTGGACACTTGATGATGCTCCTTTCCAGTATAGGAAGCATAAGCTGTCCGTTACCCATCGTTTCCCTTTGGTAAGAGTTTTGGTGGAGCTATCGGCAAACTTTACTGTTATATTGCTAACGCCGTCCGCGGCTGAGTAGGAGATAAGCCCGTATTCTTCGTCGTCCACCACTATCTGCATGTCCGCTGTCCAAGGGCGACTTTCAATGCTCAAGTCTGCTGCTTGCACTTGTATTGGAACACCCCAAACTTCGCTACTTTTGGCACTTTCGTTTCCAGCCGTGTCCACTGCTGAAACAGCAAAATAGAAAACTTCGTATCCTTCAGATGGTATTTTTTTCCAGAGGAAGAACGGACGGGTTGTTTCTCCAGCCACGTTTGCAGGTGGGGAAGATGTGCCATAGTAGATTTTATAGTGGCTGAAGTCGGTTGCAGTAACAGCAGTCCATTCCAGCAGCACTCCGTCTATCACGTTGGTTGGCGACAATCCTGTCGGCGTAGGCGGAGCCGTGTCGTTTGTTTCCGTTGTTACTGTCTGCGTCGTGCTCCATGGACTGGCTTTTCCTGAGGCTGTAATTTTGCATGCGTGCACTTCATAGGTTGTGTTTTCCTTCAGTTCTGGTGTTGAAACAGTTGGATTGCCTGATTCAGGCTGTTCTACATGTATGTGATGCCATTCTGCTTCGCCAAACTCTCTGTAGCTTACAACGTAACCTGCCATGTTACTTTCTCTGGTTATTGTAATTTCTATCCACGTTTTGAAGGTGCTTGCAGTATCTGTTTCTTTGGCTGTTACAGAAATAGTTGGCGGGATAAGGCTTGTGTCCACAAAGTATCCTGAATCTTCATTTGTAACATCCTGTGGTGGAACGTCAAATTTGTCAGTGTCTATTTTTGTGGCGTCTGAAGAGCTTTGCCAGTCTTTCAGTGTACTTGTTGTTTCTTCGTCCGAGTATAATATGACTTCTGCGGCTGGCACAGGCTTGTGTGGTGGACGTTCAGTCTCGTATTTGGCTGCTTCTTTAACTTCTGTTGTTGTATGTGTATGCTTGCTTTTTCTTTTTCTAGGTGTTAAGCTCATGGGCTTCCTCCCTGCTGGATGGCACGTTTCAAACGGCGCTTATATTCTTCTAAAACTTCGTCAAGGTCTGTCCGCGTGTTAATGTTCAGCGTGGAAGGCAGTTCTGGAGGACGGCTAGCCATGTATGCGTATGCTCCTGCTATTCCAGCGACGGCTATTCCCAGTCCAACCCAGCCCCACGGGCTTGAAAGAGCCTTGGTTACTGCTAGAGTCACGTTTAATGTTTTCAAGGTTGCAATAAACTTGGTTATCTGCGGTATAGTCTGCACTAACGTGGCTCCAAAGCTTACCATCTGCAAACTCATTGCAAGCGTCATAAGGTTGCTCTGCTGTACTGTACGTTGGTAGTATAGTTGGGCTCGCTGAAGCTGGCGGGCTGCAGTTACGGCTTCTTGACTGTTGCTTCCATATTTACGTATGGCTTCCGTGTAGCGTTCTTGTGCTGATTCAAGGCTTAGAAGTGCTGCCTCATTGCGGTAGCTGGCACTTTTAAACATGCTGAAATAGAACAGTCCCATCTGTGCGCTGAAGAGAATGCTACGGAAAGTTCTGGTGCTGATGGTGCCAAGTTTACTTATGCTCCATTGGGCTTCCATGCTGTACTCTTCTATCTGTCCAATTTGCTGGCTAATTTGTTGTGCCACTGGCGTAGCTTGGTCTGTGGCTACAAACGTAATCTGGTATGTGCCTGCTGTTTCTTCTGCTACAGTTTTAACCTGCTGTATTGTCGGTGAAGCATAGTCTTGTCCTTGGAATACCATGTTTTTTACAGGTGGAATTTCGCTTGCCGTAGTTTGCACCAGTTGTGCTACTGGCGTAGCTTCGTCTATTGCTCTAAACTTTATATCTATTGTTCCAGAGGCTTGTCTAACCTGTTGCACCGTGCGTTCAAACTCTTGTGCTATCTGTTGAAGCACGGGTGTAACATGGTTTGCTGCTGTAAACAGTATCTTGTATTCCCAGCTCATTTTTCCATCTCCCTTTTAGCTTCTAAAGCCTTGAACCATATCCAAAGTTCGTTTAACTGCCGTGCGTTCAAGTCCTCCAGCCTTAACAGGTGTAATTGAGCTAGTGACACTAGGAAGCCGATTCTGGTTGGTTGTTCTTCGACAATTCTAAAAAAAGCTGCTGTGCTTCAGCGCGGGTCAAAGTGTTAACTGGCAAAGCTACACTACTCAACAGCTCGTACAGTTTTGCAGGCAACTCGCTGTTCGGGTTAAGTGGCTGTCCGTCTTTGGTTGTTGCCTTGCATGTAAGCCTGTATTTCAACTCCATTTCGCTGAGCTCGCCGTTCCAGTTGGGCTTCTGTCTGGCTTCCTGCACAAGCTCTTCGGCTGTCTGCAAGTATTCTCTGGCGTTCAACATGTGCACCGTGTAGGTGCCTTCCCATTCTTTTCCTATTTGTTCAAGTATTTCACGGGGTATTTGGAAGGTTTTAACTGGCTTCATCTGTCTCACCTAGGCTTAGCTTATTGTCATTTTGCTTGCTGTAAAGTCAAGTATTTCATAGGTTAGGTCTAGCTCTTCCACTTGCGCTGTATGGGCGTTCCATGCTGCATCACTGAAGGTAAATGTTTTCGTTCCGATTGTCACGGCTACCGAGCCGCTGAGTCCTGTCCATCCGCCGTAAGCAGCATTCTTGACTACTGTCAGCCTGCCCGTATATATTGGAGAGCCTACGGTAACTTCGTAGGTGTTTTCTTGGTTGCCTACTGGCGTTCTTCGGATGCCGTTGGCTATTGCCAGTCTTACGGCTGTCCATTTGTCATAGTTTGACGGTGTAGAAATAGTGACGTCCGTCTTGTTCAAAGGTGTGCCCGTCGGATTTGTTATAGTGAACGTTTTGTCCTCTATTCCACTTGCCACTACCGTAATGTTTGCGGTTACGCTGCCTGTCTGCGCAACTTCTATTTCACATCGGTCGACGTAGCAGTTGGTGAAGCCTTTGCTATCGGTGCCGTCGGTGACGTATATATTGTGTGACGGCAGGCTGCCTTCTTGGTTTATGAAGCAGTAGCTTGTAATGTAGTCTGTCACGTTCAACAGTTTTATTCGGAAGTTCAGTTCCCACCAGAGGTTGGTTGTCTGTAACGCTATTAGCCGTCGCTGTGTGCATGCTGCTTCTTGCGCTTGGTCTACATGTTTAGTCCAGCTTGCCCTGTCGGGTATGCCGCCTAGGTCGTAGGTTGTCGTGCCGTCGTATCTGGCTATTCGCCAGTTTTGTCCAGTTGTGGTTCCCATTTTTTCTATTCCTCCTTCAAGTTTTCAATAATGTTTGATGCCTGTGAAAGAGCGTCCAACGCTGCTCTGCGCATAAGGTTGAGCGGCTGGGTTGGACGCGAGTATTTGGCGTAGACTATTATGCCTTCACGGGTTATCCAGCGGAGCCATCTTGCTCTTACAGGACGGACTTCGCCTCGTCCACGGTCAAGCCAATATAATATTTGCCCGCGGGTTCGGCTTCCCACTGCTATTGTAGCAGCCAGCCTTGTCTGGTTTACAAACCAGCTTTCTATGCTGGCATAGGTGCGTCCCGTACGAATGTGCGGTCGTAGACTTTGCCGCAGGCTTTCTTCTGCCCTGCCTGCCAGCCTGCCTAGAAATCTGCCCATTTTAACTGTGTCAAGGTCTGTGGCTAACAGCTTCTGAAGGACAGGCTGATGGTCGGGCACATCTATTATCAGTCTCATACTCATGTTCCAGTCCACCCTATTGTCGCCGTAACTTCCAAGTTGTGCACGAGCACTTCGGGCTGCATTTCTATGATTGAAGGATTGGTTAAACTGTCTACCCGCATGCTTTTCCATCCTGAAGGTGGAGAAGCATTTTCCACTATTCGCTTGACTTCTTCAACCATTTTCCAATGTTTTTCCTTGTCTGTCGCCGTAAGAGAAGGACTTCGGCTCCAGAGTACAACTTGCACTATAAGCGTGAAGTCAAACAGGTTTGGTTCAGCAGGCTGTTGCCTTTGCGCTGCCACTAGTTTGACTAGGATGCGCGGCTTTGTCAGAGCGCCTTCTTCTCTCCATTCAACCAGTTTCCAGTCTATGTCTTCTGCTGTCAACCCTTTTTCTGTCAGGTTCCATCCGTTCTGCAACACGTTTAACAATGTTTTTTCGGGTAGTTCCATTACATTCGCCTCTTCTTGTAGGGTTCAAGCAGTTCTTTTATTCCGTCTGTAAAGACTAGTGGTTGCGAGAAGGTTATTGGCACTGGACGTGTGAACCTTATTTTTGCTTCCAGTCCCTGTTGCACCAGTGTTTTAACGTAGTTGCTTACCAGTTCTTCGCATGCCATTCGCACTTCATCTGGCACCGACGTGTAGCCTGCCACGTAGACTACTTTCACGTTTTGCACGCCTTCAGGCGGTGCTACAGTGCTGGCTATGACAAGTCTGCCTGTTTCAGTGTTAAGCCTGTACTTGGTTATGTCCACCCAGTTGTCCGTTTCCCCTATGCTAGCCGTGTTCTTCTGCACACTCGTTACACTCAACACTGGCGTGTGCGTCAGCCAGTAGGTTCTGCGGTCTAGAAGGTAAATTTCGGTTCTTTCGGTGTCAGGATACATGAAACTGCTTCTGCTGGGTTTTCCGTCGAAATACTCGGTTATTGTGGCTCCTCCGTTGAAGAAGTCGTTGGGTCGGTTGCAGAAGCGGTCGATGCGGCGGCTGGCTTTCAAGATTGTACGGTTCAAGAATTTGTTGTAGTTGTCTTCGCTGTCGAAGCCTAGGTCTTGGTATATGATAGGTGTAAGTTCTTTCACGTCGTCTACACTGCAGTATAGCTTTGCCATTTTAGGATTCCTCCACTATAAACGTGAATTCTTCAGTGTTCTGTAGGTCTCCAACGTATGTTGCAGTAACCTTCATAGTCCACAAGCCTGTTTCAGCATCTGACGGCACGTTCCATGTTAGTTTGTATGTTCCTGTGGCTGTCTTGGTGAGATCGCTTAACGTTATGTCGTTGCCACTCTGGTTTCCACTTGGGTCTATCATTTTTATGGTCACTGTTGTCGGATCGATTAGAACGTTGTTTTCGTTTTTGAAGTACAGTATTCGACCTAGGGTGTCTCCTTTAAACAGTTTTTGTGTCATAGCGTTTCACACTCTATTTTTAAAGGTTGAAACTCTGAAGATGTAATAGATACAGGGTTGTACGCCGTAACTGTTATAACCACTTTCGTGGCTGCCGTAATGCTTCCAATATACATGTCTATGCCCATTGTTTTGGTTACACCTTCCTTTTTTAAAACCGTGTCCAACGGACATGTTTTTGTGTATGTTTTTGAAAGTATAAGGTCTACCTGTGTACTGACGGTATAGGCTTTGGAAATCACAGTGTCTACAAGCGTTTGCAGTTGTATGCCTTGTTTTTGTATCTGACAGTCCACTCCAAAGTTTAACACGTTAACCAGCACTTGGACAATAAGGTCAACGGCAAACTGTTTTGTTACACCTTCTTTCTTTAGAACAGCGTCAACAGTATAGGATAGAATACTGGACACAACAGATATTATAGCGTCAACCGAAAATGACTTACTGACATCCAGTTTTGCAAAAGCTGAGTCTACACCGAAAGATTTTGTTACGCCCGTCTTTTTAAAGATGCAGTCAACATTCAAGTTTTTGAAGTATCTCTGAAGCACAATAGCATCTACAGCCGTTGACAGCGTGATTGTTTTCTGTATGAGAGCGTCTAGGAGCAGTGTCTTCTGCACGTTGTACTTCTTTAGTACAGCGTCAATTTGCCATGACTTCTGGTTGATTGCCATTGAGCCGATAATAACGTCTATATCAAAACTTTTCTGTACGTCTTTCAAAAACACACTATCTAGACCAAACTGTTTTTCAATGGCAATCTTTTTTAACACGGTGTCAACGGCTTTTTGAAGTGCAATATTATTCTTTTTTATCAGCATGTCAACGTTATAGGATTTGGTTAAAGAAAGTTTTTTCAATAAAATGTCTATCTGCCGCGTCAGCTCGTATGTCTTCTGCAATACAGCGTCGATTGGAAACTGTGTTGCAATATTCTTTTTTTGTAGCGCAGTTGAAACACTGAAAGATTTTTGCATGCCTTCCTTTTTTAGCACAGCACTAACCTGTCTTGCCAACTGCCATGTTTTTAGAAGAGCCATGTCCAAACCAAATTGTTTTGGAATATCCTTTTTTAACAGGGCTACTGATACGTCAAACGGCTTCTGTATTCCTTTTTTTAACAGTAAAGCATCGACATAACTTTCCAGTTGCACAGTTTTTCTGAGAAATGCATCAATGGCAAAATGTTTTAACAATTCTTTCTGTAAAGCAGCGGAAACGCCAAAAGATTTTTGATATACGTGAATATCTAAGTCAACTTTTCTACCCCATGGATAGTTGGTTGTATCAACCGTTGTTGAAAGCGTTTTGCCTAAACTTGTAACTGTAATGGTGTCATTTTCTGTTGCTCCACTTGGATACCAGTCTGTTCGTGTGATTGTAACGATATACTTTCCTTCACTGTTTGTCTGGACTGTATGCTGCTCGTTTGTTGTCTGATTTTTCACGGTGACATCTACATTTACTTGTGGAACATCATTCAGTTTTATTATACCGTAAATAATATAAGGATGATTAAGAACCATAGTTGTGACTCCACTCTCCTGCTTCTAAACAGTAAATCCATATTGTCGTGTCAGATGTAACAGTCATTGTTGTGTCCTCAACCCAGTATTCGTTGGTTGCCTGAAGCCAGTAAAGGCTTATCTGCGTTCCGTTGCCGTAGTCGAAGGTTATCACGGTAAAATTCACATTGTCTAAATGTAGACTTGCGTTGACTTGTATTAACGTCTTTCCAACATCGGCTACCCAAGCTGTAAAACTGTTCCATCCCGCATTTAGAATTGTCGAGGTCGCATGGACTATTGAAAGGTCTGTTCCAAACTTGTTGAGGAATTCGGTTAACGTGTCGAAAGTTCCCGTTTGCCATTCGCTTGTTGGAAACATTCTGTAAAATTTGAGGAGTGGCGTTGAATAGTTGAACCAAACGTATACTTCATTGCCGAATATGTTTATTTCAGGATTGTCAAGTCTGACTCCTTCAGGCATACCAAACCGTTCTTTCAAATATGAAATTCTATGATGAACGCTTAATGCGTAATATGTTTTGTATGCGTTTTGTCTGTATTCGTCCTTATGGTATACGCTGGACTCGTTTAGATTGTAAATTGTTATGGCGGCTTTTGGTGTGCTGCTTGCATACCATATTACGCTATGCTTGAATTGGTCGAGAAGCCACATGTGCGTGCTGTTCCACTGCGCCATTCTAGTTCCTAAATTGTTTAACAGGTAATTGTCGAGCGTAAGCAAGAATTTTTCCGACAGTTTTACTGCTTCGAGATAACTTGAATTTGAAGTGTGCAGATAGTTGATTAACAAGGCTTGCTGCATTGTTCCTATGTCCCATGCAGTCTTGTTTTCATCGCTATTGTCACCGTTGTATGTTTTAACCACATGGTTGAAAGTGTGAGTCTGTGCATATTGAACTCCACCTGAAACATAGAAGTAATTGTAGATTGCTTCGGTTACGTTTATCATTCTGTTCAGAACTGTTGTATTTTCCGTGTAATGGTATACTGTGGCTAATGCTTGAACGAACATTCCTGTCCTTTCTGCTGACGCCTGTGTAGTAGAGTATTCTTCACCTGACGTCACGTTTAACTGCCAAAACGGAAGATTTGTATTGTGATTATAAGACCAATTTAAACACATATTAATAGCTCTTTCTTTTATCGTATCATTATCTAACGCTTCTCCTGCTATTGCCATAGCTGCTATCGCATAGTCATGGTCTAACAAATTGGAATAATCATAAAATTTAGGTATTGTTCCATTTATGTATGCTCGTGATACTGTACGACTGTTTACAAGAAAAATGTTAGTGAAGTTTTCTACTGCATCTTGGAGAAGCGAGGATAGGCTGTTGTTGTAGAGTGTTGCTACTGCCAGTCGTAACAGTCCTTGAGCTGCTATCGGCGCTAGTAAAGGTTCTTTCCATTCGTTGTCTTCGTATTTTTGGAATAGTCGGCAAATCGGGTTGTCATCCAACCAGCTTGTAAATTCGTTTACGTAGTTCAGGTAGGTTGAGTTACCTGTTAGATAGTAAGCGTAAATGAAGTCGAGAAGTTCTGTTGTTGCTATACCTGTTGAACTGTTTGATCTTACATTCCAAATATAGACATACGGGAAAGTGTCGTTTACCTTTCTTTTCAATATTGCTTTTGTAATCGCTTTTGTCATATTTTCAGTTAGCCAACCAATGTATATTCTATATGTTTTAGATGACACCATTGTTGCCGTGTCGTTCACATACCATTTGTAGTATAGTGTTTCCTTCGGATAGTATGACAGCATGAGTGATTGATTGCACCATCCTTCATTTTTGGTCGTTTTTGCTGCCTGCTGCCACGTCATGTTTGTCCATACGCCGTCGTCATATTTGTATGAAAATATGAATCCTGAAAGTGTTTCGTTCCATTTGGACGACCAATAACTTGAGAATGTCGCAGTTTTCCCTTCAAAGACAACGTTTTCGCCGTATTCAGATGTTACAGTTGACTTTATTATTGACGGTTCAGACGGAATGTATTCTATTTCCAAATATGGAAATGTTAAGCATCTATCGTTGTAGCTTCCAGTTCTCCAACAATCTGAAATTTTCAATTCTACATTTTCATCTCTTGCAATTAATAGTATGTTTAGCCTGTTACATGGTTTCCATCCAGTTCTATTCGTTACTTCTTCAACTACATCTGCAATTTCTTTAGAAATATATTTGTCGAACTGTAATGTCGGTTCCCATATTACATTGTTAGATGTTGTTGTTCTACTTCTCAGGTTTGTTGTTCCAGAACCGAATGCTGTTCCGTTGTCTGCATCTTCAGCGTAAACTGTGAAGTTCCCTGTTCCGTTGACATAAAGGTGAAGTTTCGCTGATACAATTTTTGAACCTTGTGGAACGTCTGGAAAGAATGCAAGTCCAACGTCCTTTTTGGTTGAACTTCCGTTTACATGTAACCAATCTGTTTTGCCTGTTATCCATTCAGAAGTTGACGGCTTATTTTCTACGTCATATTCGCTTTTCCATACGATTTTAACTGTTTTTGCTATTGTTTTTGTAAAGTTGCAGTAAATTGCCCATTCATAAACTGTTGTTCCACCGTCTGAAAGACTTGATGGAAATCCGTTGTAAGTATAGCTGTATGCATATCCTTTACCGCTTGTTGTCGCCGTTTTTCTTGACATGTTGAAATTTTGGTTTGCCCATATTACAATCCAGTATTCCGTGTTTGGCGATATTGGCTCTGGTTTGACAATTTTAAAACTTTTCCACCCTTCCCAACCGTTTGTCATGTTCCATTCTTCTGTGTATGTTACAAGTGAACCGTCCGACTTTTTGTAGATTGCACATTTCATTGACGGCATGTTTGTTCCCGACTGTTTTATGTAAGCCGTTATGCTTGTCGGCACAAAGTTTTGTTCACTTTCTGGTGTTTTAAACCATGAACCTGTAATGTAATTTGCGCTTACTTGTGTAGACGTTTCGTTGTTTTTACTTCCAAACCAGTTTTTCACCACGTTTATGGTTCTGTTTCCATCTGCAAAAATGTAAGTTGTTCCGTTAGATATTCCAACGTTCCAGATGAACGTTCCTGTATTGTTGAACGAATAGGTAAAGCTGTTTTCAGCATTGTTTTTGACGTATTCCGTGTTTTGTTTTGTTATTTGCCAAGTGCCTGTGGCATTTGTCCATAATGTTGCATTGTAAATGTTGGTCGATAATGCAACGTTATAACTGAAAGTTGTGTTTGACTCTACTGGAATTGTAGCCCCATTTGCTGGTGAATTCAACTCTACTTCAGGCGTATACCATTCAAGGTCGACGTTGGTTATTCTGCTGTGATATGTGCTGTCTCCCCAATAGAAGTATCCAGTAGTGGTGTCGGTTGGAAAGCTTGCGAATTCTCGTTTCGTGTAATAGTAGACAGTCCAAGTTGAAGCTGATAATGCTGAAATTTGTGGAGAAATGAATGTTGCTGCTGTTTGCCAACTTCCACTTCCAAACTTCATGTAAACAACTATTTTCAAAGCATCGCCTGATGTTACTGACTGTGAAGGACATGACCACGTGTTCGACTGTATTCCATAACCGACCGATGACCTGCTTACTTGCGCCACTTTACTTGCTACTGTTGTTTCTGTTGTATCTGCGTGTCTTAAGATTACGTCGATACTCCAATAAACGGTGTAGTCAGCCCAGTCTTGTTTTGAAACACTTGAGTATCCGCTTGTATCGTCTGTGCTGTTTAATACGTAGGCTGTCAAATCGTTAACTGTGTGTTGAACGTTCCATTCGTAAAGTGTAACTATTTCTCCTGTCGGCGGTGTCGGCGGAAACAGTATTGGTGCTGAAAATATGCTTGCCAACACCGTTATGAGCGTTATGAATGCTGCTATAATCCATTTTTTGAACTTTCTTACTTTCTCCATTTTTTAACATTCTCCTTTGTCGTGTAAGCATGTCGAAAATTGAACATATACCAAAGTTTCCAATCGGAGATTTTTTGTAAAGGAAAAACACGCTTCTGTGTCCAGTCGTAAACTGTGCCATCATACACAACAACAACGTGTGATGGACGTTCGTAAACGTGGACAAAAACCTTCCAACGTTCAGATTTTGGTAAAAAGGAATAAAATAGAGAAGCTAAAAGGATAGCACCGTCTTCGCAGTCTCCTTCGCCGTCTATGATTGTTTCGCGCGGAGTTTTCCAATAGTCTTTTTTCTCTTTGACGTATTTGATGTTGTTGCATACCCAATTGAAAATTAGCTCCGTCAGAAACGAATTTGTAGCCACACGCTGAATAAGTTTTGTAACTAGAAAAGGCTCATTCCTCTTCTTCTTTTCAACTATTTTCACTTTTTCATAATCTTGCATTTTAAAAAACTCAAAAATACGGTCTAGCATTCTTCGACCCTTCCATCCTCGTAAATTTTTTTCAGCTTCTTTCCTTTCAAACCCAAAACGTAAACCGTCTGCCGCCTGCCCTCCTTAACCCTCCTTACAAGCTTCTTCTCTCTTGGAATGTCATTTGAATCGTGATAACCACAGTTAGGGCATATCGGAGAAACAAACTTTACAATCCTGTCGCCCTGTCGGATATATTCAACAAAAGCCTTGTCCGAAGACGGCAGCTCTGCAGAACTTTTAGCAAACTGCCATTTAAAACCGCATTTGCCGCAAACATGATAAGAAAAAAGTTTAATTATGTTCTCCCGCTTGGCTATTATGGTTTCACCATTTTTCGCTCTCACATGGTAAAACCTGTTTTTTGTTGGAATTGCAAGAATGTTATCGTTCTGGAATGAAATTTTTGCAGCTAAATCTTCGTCAAACGGATACCAGCCAAAACCTACAACATCCTTCCAGTTTATTCCCTTCAAACTATTCTCTTTTCCAGTGTTCGGATCAAACTGTGGAATAATCCGCCCGTCCTTCAGTTCGGCAATCCAGAAAAAGGTAAGAGGAACGAGACTGGGCATTACCTTTTTCTCCTAAATCTCGTCGTAGCTGAAATACAACGTTTCGTCTGCTTGTTCGCCTTGTGTGGCATCTGACGCAACTTTGGCTTGAAGCACGACAGCCTTGCATTTGCCTGCTGCTGTGTGGTCTGTGCTGTCAACTGTTGCCTTGTTGCTGCTTGTCCAGTAAGTCACGCTTCTAGTTGGTGTTGTTTGAGTGTTGTAGTAGTCATGCCCGTTTGTTGCATCGTCTATTGCATGTCCCGTTGTGCCTTGAGTGCCTGTTGCTACATCATACTCTGAGTCCATCGGGCAACCGATGTCGCCAGAGTCACGATTTCCTATGAGAAGGTCTCCGCCTGTGCCTACAGTCCAGCCAAGGGTACCGTCCGACCAGAACTTTATGTTGTTTATTTTCGTGAACGTGCCACCTGTTATCTTCAGGTACACGTGTATCCAGTAGCTGTAGTTGTAACCGCTGGTTGGTATCGGAATCGGATAAGAAGTGTCGCTTGGGCTGAACTGGTCGGCTGTTTGCAGTCTGGTAGAAGCAGTAATTTCAGATTCAGTAGCAGGCGATCCGTCTGAGCCTCCTGTTGCCTGATAGATTCCTACAGTAGCTACCATATTTTTACCTCCTGTTAATCGTTATAATCGTAATAAAAAACATGTTTATAAAGGTTGTTATTGCTTATTTGGTTAGCAGATAAGGTATTTTCAAAAATAAAAAGAAAAAAAGGATTATTTTTCAGTAAGCTTCTTTATTTCTTGTTGTAACCGCTGGTTTTCGGCAAGCAACTGCTCTACAAGCCTGCTCATGGAAACACCTTCTTTGCGAGCCAAGTTCTCAATAGCCTGCATAAGCTCGTTAGGCACGTAAGCGCTCAAATGAACTCTACGCTTAACCACTGTATACACCTCTAGTCGTCGTAAACAACCACTGCAACCGCTTGAGTGCCATATTTTGAAATGGTCACAGAATGAATTGTCGTAACCGCTGAGATAGCATCGTAAATCTTCTTACTTAAGTGGTCAGATGCTGCCGTTTCGTCGTCTCCATCATGCACTTTTCCGAAAAAAACCTTAACATGCCTCGCCATAAGCGTCACCGCGCACGTTTAGTTTTTAGAGCCTCCCATACTTGCCAGCGTGAATTTCCTCGTAGAGTTTTTGCATGTCTTTGAACTTCATTGTCATGTTGAACTTGGGCACCTTGTAGTTTTTCGGGTCTTCCTTTGCTTTCTTTTTCAATGCTTCCACGTGTGCCTGCAAAGTGTAGGCTAGCTGCCTGTGTTCAGGACTTTCATAGGCAAAGGCTTCCTTTACCTTCTTAGCTGCTTTCTTTACTCTTTCCATCTAGGCACACCTAGCCATGTTTTCCTACAGCAACGAAGTCGGCAACAACGCTGGAAAGGTCTGTCGTAGCAGCAACTTGTACCAGTGCTCCGTCTGCAGCAGCATCATAGTCGCCGTAGTATGCAAGTACCTTGCCGTTTGCCTTGTCCCATGCAAGCACGTAGCCACCTGTCCTTGTAGAAAGGAAAAGATGATTGAGCTCTGTCAGTCCAAAGTCGCCTGTGGACAAGGTGTCGCCGCCAGTGGCATAGCTATTGCTCATTGTTATAGTGCCGAAGACTATCTGCACGTCGCCCCAAACCGTTTGATGTGTTACGGAAACTGAAACGCTACCCATCGTTGTCTACTCTCCTTAAGTCGCTTACTTGAGCGACCTTAGCTTGCCCTGTGTCTTGAACCTTGTGCAGATGGTTTCAGCCTCTGTAAGGAACCAGTATTCCTCTGTCAGCTTGTCTTTAGCCAAGTACTGGCTGGTTTGTTCTGGTGTCAAGTAGGTTGTTGGTGTTACAACTTTGATGAACAATGTTTCTAGGTCTAACAGGTAGATTCTGCTGATAGTGTCTTTTGGACAGTTATGGTCGACTATTATTGGAATATCGTTGTAACTGCTAAGAGTTATTCCTGCTTCTACTCCTCTTTCCGTCTGCACACCGTTAACTGTCAGTTGAACTTTCACTGGATTGAAGAAACGTTCTTTCGGCTCAACAAGCTGTTTCCATCTTCGATACGTGTCCCAGCCTGTTATGAACACTTGGTTTCTTGGGTTGGCTCCATTTTTCCTTGTCTGATAAACTAGTGCGTCTACAGCGTCAAGGTTGAAGGTTGCATCTGTTGTAAAGTCAGGGTTGCCACCTTGGAACGTTACGGTTCCGTCTCCGTGTACTACTACAGCGTCATAGGTTGTTCCTGTGTCTCGGTCTATTGTACTGCCATACTTTTTCCACGGGTCAAAGGCATGATCGTATGAACCTCCAACATCATCCTCTTCAGCGTCGTTGCTTATTATTCTGTCAATGCTTTCAAGAAGGTCTTTGCCTGCATAGTTAGCACTTAAACTGCCTGCTGTAGATTCAGCGTCTTCCAAGAGTGCTTGGTCTAATCCAAGCTTGTGTGCGTTGGCAGCCCAGTTGCGGTATTCGTCAAGGCTTATAGTATCGTCACCTGTTTTGCTGAGCAAAGCCATTTTACGGCTGTATTCGATGGCTGTTATCATCTGCTTGAAGCTTGTTTTCAAAGCAGCCCACGTCGGTTGTACAGTATCTGGTATGCTTCCTGTCTCCGTCACGCCTGAAATTATGCTTGACGGGTCAGCGGTTATAACGCGCCAGCCACTTTTAGTCCATGGTTTCTTTGGCAAAACAGCAAAAGTGTTTGCTTCTCTGTTTATCCAGTCCCATACTGTTTTGCCGTAGAACTCTTGAAGCACGCCTGTAGTTGAAGTCAACAGTGGATCGTCTGCTTTGGCAAATTTTCTGTACCAGCCGAAAAATCCTAAGTCCTTCTGCAGACTGTTCTCCATGAGCTCGTTGTATCCGTATGGATTCCACTCTCTTATCTGGTCTGGACTCAGTTTCATTCTTGCTTAACCTCCATTGCCTTTAAAACCTCTTCTTCTGAAGGAATTGGCTCACGTCCAAAGAACATCTTTCTAACGTCTACTGGTGCAGATGCTCCTGTTTCCACTGGCTTCTTTTCTGGAATAGACTCCATTTTCTCAACTTTTTCTTTGACGGTTTTGAGCTCTTCGATTTCGCCTTTGAGAGTGTCAACGGTTGCCTTTAGCTCGCCTATCATTTTGGCAAGCTGTTCAAAACGCTGGTCTTTCTCGATTTCTTCAACTTCTTTTTTGGTCTGCTGATATTTCTTCTGTAGTTGAGCAGTAACCTTTTCGATAGCTGCTTTTTCAACTTGTTTCATCAATTCCATCAGTTTTTCTTCTGGAGAAAGCTCCTGTTCCTGTTGGTTTGCTGTCTGGTCTGGTTCCTGCTGGTTTTGCTGTTCTTTTTCCAAATTGTCGTTTTCACTCATGTTTTTTCCTCCTTTTCTTTTTTCACAAAACTCACTTTCTATGCCAAACCGCTTTGCAGCAGCACAGACGCGCCTAATCGCTGTTGCTCTGTGCTCAGGTGAAAGCTGGACTCCTCCTCTTGCACCGCCTAGCACGGCAAGAGCATTACGCACGTGTTCAGCATTATGTATCGGCAACTTGCGCACTTTCTTTCCGTTAGCGTCTGTGTAGACTACCGCAAAAGCAGAGTCTGGCAAGCGCTGTCTCTCTTCGTAGGAGAGACGTCCTTTTGCTAGGTCTTGTGGCATCACTCCTTTCACGTCCGTCTGTTTTGCCACTGTGTCGCCGTGGCTCGCGCTCACGTTGGGTGAGCATGATTTAATAATGTCGAAAAATGCAAGCTTGTTGCACGGGCGTGATACGTAGCTTACGTCGTTCACGTGCACGCCTTGCAACCACACTTTTGCCTGTCCAACCTTGGTTACAACTGGAAGAACAAAGCTGCCTCCTATGCTGTAGCCTTTAAGAACTCCTTTTTTGATTAGAGCCCAGTACTCTGGATACGGCTTGCTTCTAACGTACCAGCCTATATCGTCTATTCTGCTTTCAGTAATGTCTCCTGCTGGAATATCAGTGTGATGCATGAAAAAAATAGGCAGATCATAATTAGCCGCTGTTTCTTTGTAGCTTTCAGGAAAAATAACGTCGCCGTCACAGTCGCAAACAATCGTGCTAGCGTAGCCTCCAACTTCCATTTTTTCTTCGTCTATCTTGTCAAAAGGCATCTGTGCCAACACAAGATTGCACACTTCAATCGTGTTGCCTTCAGACTTGACAAAAGGCAAAGGCAAATCGGACTTGAGAAGACCATAGTTGTAGACGCCTGTTTCAGGATTGTATACTCCCAACCGTTCAAGAGTGAACTCGTAAAGCCGCCGTCCTGCCTCGCCGAACCGTTGAATTAAAACGTCCTGAACCTGCTGTAGCCTTTTAAGAATGGCGTCCAGCGAAACGTCAATCTTTTTGCTCCGCCGCCAACTGTCATAACACATTGCAATTATCTGGTTTCTTGGTCTATCTGGATCGGTATGACTTAATTCTCTGATGCAACGGCTTACAAAAGCGTTCTGTGTCTCTCCCCGCCTAGGCGTCGGAACAGGCATCACTTGTCCTCCTTTTTCCTGCAACAACAACAGTTTTTAGGCTTTGAAGAAAGCGGTCGTCCACAGTAGGGACAATATTTGTTTAGTTTAGTGCCACAGTAAGGACAATAATTCCAGTCGTCGTCAACATAGTTACCACATGTTGGACATGTTCTATAAACCCACCATGTCCATGTCCACGTCCCTGTTTGCGGTGTCCAAATGTTACTGTCTGTTCCATCTGTTGTTGTTATTATTTCATAACTTAATGTGCCCATAGTAGTAGCCTCGTTATCAAGGTAGTATGTGACTACGTATCACGCACTCTTAATAGTAATAATCGTCATTTATAAACTTTACTATTACGATTACGAACAAAACATTTATATCAAGCGTTGTTTATTATTATTACAATAACGATAAAGGAGGAATCTAATGTCCAAAAAGAAAAGGCAGATACAAGCAGTGCTAACGTTTAGCGTACCAATGGAAATAGCCAAAAAAATCGACAAGCTATCTGCCAAGTTCGAAAACCGCAGCCAATGCATCAAGTATCTAGTATGCAAGGCGTTAGAATTGGAGGAAAACAAATGAGTCTGCTGGAACGATTTAAACGAGCCTACAACGGTTTCAGGTTGAAAAAAGAAGAAACAGTGCCTCATACCATGCGGATTCCAGATGAAACCAAAAGAAAAACAAGAGTAGAAAAAAAGCCTGAACGACCCGACTACACGTTCGGTTGGAAAGGCTTGCCACGCAGAGCCTATGCAGGTGGAGATTTCATTGACGTTAAAGAACTCCGCAGGCTGGCTTTAACGCCGACTCCTTACATGTGCATTCAACGACTTGACAACGACGTAATGAACACCCAATGGGAAGTCATCCCTCTTGCAAAAGAAGGACAAAAAGAACCCGACATAACAGCAAAAAACCATGCAGAATGGATACGCAACTGGCTCTATTTTCAGCCAAACGAAAATGGAGAGCCTTTCATGCATGTGATTGCAAAAGCCGTTACAGACCTTTTAATATTGGATGCTGGAGTAATAATTAAGGAATACGGTAGAACAGGTAACCGCAGTCTTGTGCAGATTTGGGCACGAGACGGTGGCGCATTCTGGAAGGAAGTAGACAAATACGGCAGACTTGGAAAAGTATTTCCCAACATTACTATTGAACAAAAAACATATAAAAACTATAAAGTAGGCTACTGGTTCAACGTTGGACAACCCTACATTCCATGGGAGCCACACGAAGTCATTTACATGATGCAGTACCCGCGGGCAGACATTCCCTACGGAACCAGCAAAATGTATGTTATCAAAACCTTGATAGGCGCCCTAATGCATGGAGAAGAATGGTATTACGAATACTGGCTTAAAGGAGGTATAGGAAGCTGCATCATCGGCACCGAAGGAGAATTGACAGATGCCCAATGGAAGTCATGGACAGAAAGGCTTAAGAATAAGCTGGAAGCAAGCGGAATCAAACAGATTCCCATGGACAGAGCGCCAACCGTACAGCCTTTAGGCATGCCAGAACAAATTAAATGGCTGGAAACAAAAGACGAGTACCGCCATCTTGTAATGGCAATCTTCAACACAACACCTGAAATCCTTGGATTCACGAAAGACATACATAAGGCTACGGCAGAATCGCAAAGAAGCGTCTACATCAGACGTGGCTTGTACCCGCTGTTGCGCATGCTGGAATGGTATATTAACACGCAGATAATAGCAGAGTTTTTCACTGAAGAATATAAAGAACGTGGAATCTACGCCCACGGGCATAAGGGACGCTGGGCTGGACAGCCTGTAGACGTGCTTTTCCGCTTCAAACTTTTCGACCCAATAGGAGAAAGGCAGAAGCTGGAAATAGACGAAAAAAGATTGAAACTAGGACTAACCACCATAAACAAGATACGTGCCCGTGAAGGGTTAAAACCAGTGCCGTGGGGAAACATTAACCCTCTGTTTCTGTTGTTCCCTCAACAGTGGAGCCAGAGCTTTTGGGGCTACGACTTCCATGATCCTGCATCATGGAGCAAACTGACAGGACTGCCAGCGCCTACAGAAGTACTTTCAGCAGTACAGCCGAAGGCAACAGACCATGAAATAGTCAAAGCATACAAGCTTTCCAGAATAGAAGAAACAGAAAGAAAGTAAACGAAACCTTTTTATTTCCCTTTTTTTACGATTATTATTATGAGGCTTCCCAATGGGCAAAAAACGTGAAGCCAAAAACAAAGAATACAAACGGAAACTTGAAGAACTAGAAAGAGTTTTTGAACGTATCCTCCACAACATTCACACCGATTTTCCGACAACATACACTGTCGGCGGGCTTCACGAAGATGACTTTCAATGGGCAATAAAACACGGAGAAAAGCTAGGAATGGTTCTGATAGCGTTCGTAATGTCAATCGACCTCTATCATTGGGACGCCTACTACGTAAAAAACGAAGGACAGTTTCCATAAAAAAGAAGGAGGTAAAAAAATGAACAACACTCAAAAGCTGGTCATCGCGTTCGCCGTGTTTGCAGTACTGCTAGCTATATTCAGCGGACTACAAGAAGGATTTTCTGCAATCGATGTTTCTGCATTCCCTGAGCCCTTTGCAATGGTACTCACATACCTGCAACAGTTCTTCAACTCTGCAACCTTTATGATCATCATCGCCTACTTCAGAAACCTTCTCGGCTACGCCTACAACTGGTTGACGCTCCACAAGGAAAAAGGTGTAGAATTCGACTTTGCCAGATACCAAAAAACAATATTGTATTACGTGTCAATAATCAACGTCTTCGTTGCTCCTCTGCCAGAACCGTTCAACTTCGTTGCAATAATAATAGGCGCCTTCGTGGACGTGCTGACCAGCGAATGGAAAAAGCTGCAGCAAGCAATGGAGAAATAGAAAACGTAAAACCGCAAACCGCCATGGAATTTTCGAGCCTTTGTACAAACAATCTCCTTTCTCCTCACCCCACCTCTGCCATGGCGGGCGGAAATTGTTTTCTTCCACCTATCTTTTTTTCAATTGTTCAATCAATCAATTAATCAACTAATCAATCAAATTTGCAAGAGTATATAAACACGGTGTTTTTAAGATTATTATGATTACGATGGAAAATGATGAAAAATTCACATTTATCGAAATGTTCAGCGGAATAGGAGGAATTTGACTTTGGTAAACAAAAATATTTCTTTAACTGAAAGAGCAGAATTTTATCATCGAACGTTTCCAAATTATCCTAAACTATTTGTTGATAAAGGATGGCTTATCGGCATCTGGATAATCGGAAACTTATACAAAAGTAGAAGCAATCTTTATGGCTCTTATCCTTATTCTTATTTGAAAAGAATAAAGTCTTTGTTTCCAGATTGCAGCAAGATACTACACTTGTTTTCTGGTTCTGTTTCTGAAGACGATACTTTTGACATAAATCCAAACTTTAATCCAACGTTTGTAGGAGATGCACATGAATTGTCCTCTATTGTAAACAAAAAGTACGATTTGATTTTAGCTGACCCACCATACTCAAACGAAGATGCAAAACATTACGGCGTTCCTATGATAAATCGGAATAAGGTTGTCAAAGAATGTGTAAAAATTTTAGAAAAAGGCGGTTTTCTGGTTTGGTTAGACCAAGTTTATCCTATGTATAGAAAGACAGAATTAAAGCTAGTTGGAACCATTGGAGTGATACAAAGCACAAATCATCGAGTTAGAGTTGCTTTCATTTTTAAGAAGATGTAAAAATGGAGGTAGTAAATTATGCCCCTACTTTCAGTCGAAACCGTAAACACTTCAACATACGGCACGATTCTTGACATTTGGGAAGTTGGTGGCAACCATAGAAGAATCAAGCCGCCTTTCAAGCCTTACATGTACTCTCTAATGCAAGACAGAAGAGGAGAAGCTGTAAAAAAGCAGCTTTTAAGCAGTTTGAAATGGCGCACGGTCTGGAAGCTGCAGTTTAAAAACACGCAGTTGTTAGAGCAAAACCGTTCGCCTTGGACTGTGGAAGACAATTTTCCTTTTAAACAGCGGATAGCAATAGACGTAGGCTACAATTTTTCGAGCAAGTATCCTCGCATGCTAGCTTGGGACATCGAGACAAAAACGGCTGGAATAAGCCCGAACTGGCGTCGCGACAAAATAATAAGCATTGCAACATGGGGAGACACCAACAACAGCCACAAGTTTTTCTATGGAGACACAAAAAACGTCATAGAAGAATTTCTTGCTTTTGTAAAAGAATACAATCCCGACATACTTGCAGACTTTTACGGCAGGTTTTACGACATTCCATGCTTGCTGGAAAACTGCAAGCAATTGCGTATAAAATGCAGGCTGGGAAGAGACGGCAGCCAGCCGTACATTTTCAAGAAAGAGTTTGAACGCAGAGGAAAAGGCAGAATAGAGAAAACCGTGCGGATAAACGGGCGCTTGCATTTTGACGTGCAGAAAGAGGTTGACGCTGACTACACGCTGACGCTGGCTGGACTTAAAAACAGAGGGCTCAAAGAAGTGGCAAGATACTACGGGCTGAACCCTGTGGAAATAGACTACAACAAGATAGCCGAGCTGCCCGTTGAAGAGTTGCGGAAATACAACCTTTCCGACGCCCGATGCACATATTATATTGCACAAATATACTTCAGAGGCTTATACGAGCTTGCCGACTACCTTCAAATTCCATTGGACATGATAGTGCAAAGACAGCCAAGCCACATGGGCAATATTGTCATAGGCAGAAGATTCAAACGTTTAGGCATCATAAGCGACGGAGAAAACAAAAAACGTTTTCCATTCTTCTTCAGAGGGAAAAGAAGCAACGAAGGAGCCATAGTAAAATGCTACGAGACAGGCGTCTTTCACAACATTACACACAAAGACTTCAACAGCATGTATGTTAATATAATGCGTACCTTCAACCTGAGTCCTGAAACCGTCACTCTGGTCACGGTGAAAGGCTACACTGGCAGATACAACTTTTACGTCCGTAACAAGACAGCCACGATTGAAGTGCCAGACCGCTATCATGGGCAGGTAATATGCCACGTCGACCTTTCAAAGGACGGCGTGTTAAGGCAGGTTTTAACGGACATTGTGGAACAGCGAAGCAAGCTTAAAAAACTGTGGAAAAAGACGGGAGACAGGCAGTATTGGAGCCGTGAATGGGCTCTTAAAATAGTTGGCAACTCGCTTTACGGTTACAACATCATGGTGCACAGCCGATACGGCAACGTGCTTGTAGGCATTTTAACAGCCGCCATCGGACGGTATCTTATACAGCAGGCTATAGAACATGAACAGAAAGCTGGCAACAAAGTTCTTGAGCTTGACACGGACGGTTTCTATTACGTGGGAGACGTTGAATCCAACTTTTCAGCCAGCCGAATCTTTCCAAGCCAGTTTAAAACTGAATATTTAAGGCAGAGTAAAGAAAAGTACGATGGAATCATCCTTATAGACGAGAAAAGCTACATTCTCAAAAAAGGCAACAAGCTGGTAAAACATGGCAGCGGAATACTGGGCAGACACATTCCACCCGTAATAGACGTCTTCATAGACGAGCTTGCTTTTGCACTTTTCAAAAAAGAAAACCCAACCAACATTTTACAGTCATGGAACAAGAAACGTATAGGACAGTTTCCAGTACAGTTTTTTGTTTCCAATGCAACCTTGAGCAAACGCCCCGACAGCTACAACAAGACAACCATGTACCATAACCTCATAACCAAACTGCGCAAAGCTGGAATAACACCGTTATGGGGCGACAAGATACAGTACGTGAAAACAGTGAACGGCTACACGCCGACAGCCCTGCTGAAGGACAGCGACAAAATCGACGCTGAATACTACCAGAAGCGAATGTGCGAGATTGCAAGCAGAATACTGAAACAGCCGTTCAAACAGTTGAAACCGTTTTTTGAAGGGCAAACGAGACTCGGAGGGATAAAATGAAAATATATTTTGCCCACCCGTTTGCAACAGAAGGCTTTTCAGCCAAAGTTGTGTTGTGGTTTTTGCAGAAAGCTTTTCCAGACTGGAAGTTCTGCAACCCGTTTGACAGCCCATTGACACAGCTCTGGTTTGACTCGCCTGTAAACAAACATAAACAGATAGCCAAGGAAATCGTGGAGAAAGACCTGTCGCTCATCAAAGAAAGCGACGCTGTGCTAGCATATATACCTGACCTTTTAGCGGAAGACTTTCCTTCCTACGCTATGCTTGGCACAGCAATGGAAATATTCTACGCAAGAAGAGAGCTGCACAAGCCAGTATACGCTTTAACACCGTTTCATCATCCTTGGCTTATAGCGTTAGAAGTTAAAACAGCCGCAACAACTGACGAACTGAAAAAAATGTTGAAGGAGGACTACGGAAATGCCGAATGAACGATTCCACAAGCTTCTAGAAGAAATCGGCAGGCTACACGACATGAAAAACAGCGACTACGCCGAAGACGTCGACCCACTGTCAAACTTCCGTCTCTGCGAAAAATTTGGAATCCCAGCATGGAAAGGCTGCCTAGTGCGCATGAGCGACAAAATGAGCAGGCTGTTCCAACTGGCAAAAAAAGAAGAAGCAAGCGTAAAGGAAGAAACAGTTGTGGACACGCTGAAAGACTTGGCAACATACTCGCTAATCTGCGTCCTGCTGTACGAAGAATCTTGCAATCCTACATACGTGGGAAAAGGAGAATGGCAATGGAAGGATAGGATAATCAAATGAAATTCGTGTTTTATGTCAAAGCAAAAACGCCCAACGAACTGCACAGAGTCATCGTAGAAACGATTGAAACGTGGTTTCCAAAGGAAGACTGGATGCACAATGTTGAGCTGATACAGCAGGTTATCGTGCAAGAAGAAGGAAAAAAACGGAAGAAAGCCAACGAGCTGTACTTCAAGGTTACGGCTGACATTTACCCAGCATTAAAAAACATGGTGAGAAAATATGGTAGACGTACAGAAAGAACTTGAAAAAGAGCTTGACAGACTGCGAAAAAAGTGGGGCAGAGGCAAAGAACTCAACGTTGTCTGGATGCCTCCGAAAAACAGCAAGTACAAGACAACAGTAAGCTACGGCAAAACCTACGAGCTGTGCGGAGAAGTAGACAAAACCAGCAAAACAATCTACATTTACACCAAAGAATTAGAAGACAGCCTGCACACGTTGCGCCACGAGTTCTTCGAGTACATTCTTGACATGGAACTCATCAGCGACTACGTGAACATGTACAATTACATGCGGCTTGGTTTTGAAAAAGCGTTCATGGAAAGCGCTTACAGCCGAAAAGAAGCGTTGATAGAAGCTTTAGTTAAAAGGGAGGAGGAAATCCTTGCAATTGAAAGAAACAGTAAAAACAATTGAAAACATGCTTAGAAGCATGCGGGAACAGAAGATCAAGAAACTCATAGACAGTTACACGGCTTACTATCCGCGACTGAAAGAACGTCCTGAACAGTATCTTCTGCTGGAAGAAATGGTTGAACTCTACGTGCACGTCAAGTACGAACTCTACCCGCTGGTTCAAGAGCTTTTCCACAAGGACATCAAAGAGTACAGGCGGCTTATGAGCCTTCTGATCAAAGTGCTACAGCAGATTGACCGTGTAATGAGCAAGCTTGGATTCACGTTCACCTCGCAGCCGTACCTGCCAGTGGAAGAAAGGAAAACGTACGATCCGAAGGCAATACTGCGCATCAAAGAGCAAATCGAAGCCTTCGCAAAGGAAATAGAGAACGGAGCAAGAAGAAGCAGAGAAAACGGGAAAGAAGAAAAGAAAAAAGAGAAAGCAAAAGCTGTGGCTAGGGAGAAAAAGTGAAAGGATTCATGCCTATCAGCCAGATAAGACAAATGGTACGCGAAGGCAGACTGGATGTTGAAGACCTGATAGAACTGTCGCCTTACAACCCATGTCTTTTCGCCTACACAATGCTGAAGCTGCCGTTCAACCGTTTCAGCAAGGCACAAGAGTACATTCTCGACACCTTCTACAACCCTGAAAGAAAATACCGTGAACTGTTGCTATGCTGCGGACGCAAAAGTGGCAAGACAATGTTAAGCGCTGTTATGCTACTCTACGAAGTCTACAAAATGCTGGTGCTCGTAGAAAACCCGCAGGAACACTACGGAGTTATGCCCAACGAGCGCATCTACTTTATGCTGGTAGGCACCAACAAGGAGCAAGTGCAAAACGTCAGCTTTGACTATGTGAAAAGCCTTGCAAAAACAAGTCCGTACCTGAGCCGTTTCATCAAGAATGAAACCAGCGACGAACTCGTGTTCGACAAAAACCTTGTAGTCCACGTGCAAACATGCAGCAGCAGGGCAGGCAGAGGATACAGCACAATGATGATAATATTCGACGAGATCGCCCATTTCATCGACAACCGCGGCAACCTAAGCGGCACAGAAGTCTACTACGCGCTGACGCCGAACCTGAAGCCACTGGCTCCAGACAGCAGAAGCGTGCTGATAAGCAGCCCAGCAGGCAAACAGGGCATTTTTTGGGAGCTTTTCAGAAGCGGAGACCCCTTGCACGTCATTCAGGAAACACCTGAACACGGAGAAGAGCCTTGGCGGGCAGTGTTCCAGTATCCCACTTGGAACATGAACCCGAAGCTAGAGTTCAACTGCATAGGATGCCCAAAAGCTGGCACGCAAGAATGCACCATGCTCTGCCCAAGCTACGAGCTCAGCCTAGAATGGCGAGGCAACCCTGACAAGTTTGAAATGGAATACGGAGCAATGTTCTGCGACGTTGTAGACGCAGCATTGTCGCCAGACAAGGTGCGCACGTGCGCCGTCGGCAGGCAGATAGACATGACAATGAAGGACAAGCACACGCCACGAGTGATAAGCCTAGACCCAGCGTTAAGCCACGACAAGTACGCGCTGGTCATGGGACACTTTGAAGGCGACATGATAATCGTGGACTTGGTGAAATACTGGAAGGGCGACCGCGACCACCCGATCAGAATAAGCGTGGTTGAAGACTTCATCGAACGGCTAGCCAAACAGTTCAACATAACCCATATCGTAATAGACCAGTACCAGAGCGCCAGCACAGCCCAGCGGCTGCAAGAAAAAGGCATCCCAGTCACGCTGATAAACGCAACAAGCAACTTCAACAAGATGGCATACGAGTACTTCATAAACCGCATCAACATGGAACGCATCATCATGCCCCAACACCGCGAGCTAATCAACGAACTCACGTTCCTGCAGCGCAAGCAGGTAGGCAAAAGCGTAAGGTACGAGGCGGCAGTCGGATACAACGACGACATTGCAGACGCGCTGGCAAGACTCGTGTACATTCTTGAAACAGAAGGCAAAAAGAAGGTGCATGTAGGATGGGACTAGAAAACAGGCTTGAACACTGGAAAGCCAAAGCCTTCTGCTGCCCCAAATGCGGCAACAAAACGTTTTACGTCGACGTAGAAGAAAAAATTCTGCCAACAGGCTACGAGCTTCTCATCAGCAAAATAGGCAAGCGTGTAGCGTTCATCTGTTGCAAGTGCGGCAAAAGATGGCTTCCAGAAGACGCCTTAAACCCGCCGAAGCCCAAGAAGAAAAAGAAGCGCAGAAAGAAAAAAGACGAGCAAGTAGTGTGCACGGGAGGAATTTGCCATGTCAGCCATTAGACAGTGCCGATACTGTGGCAAACTGTTCATTGCAGACCCGCCGATGCTGAGATACTGCAGCGACACGTGCAGACGGCTGGGAAGAAACAGGCTGAACAGAAAGTACAAGAGGCAAAAGAAAAAGATAGCAGACTACAACGACATGCTTTCAAACACGGAAATCATCATGGTCAACGGGCAACCACGTGTCAAAGCAGCAGTAATCCTTGAAAAACTGATAGAAAAGGGAAAAGTCAATGCTAAAAAACGCCCTTAGAAAACTCCGCAACATTCTGGAACGCCGCTGGTACGTCAGCTACAAGCGTGTCAGAGCAAAAATCAAGTGGAACCCGCGCAGGCACGTGTGCGAGTGCTGCGGCGCCAAAGGATGGACAAGCCTGCACCACTGGAAGTACGCCTACTCCAGCGCGGAAGTACGCAAAGACAACACGCTGGCAGTACACTACACGACGGAACTGTGCTTTCCATGCCACGAATTAGCCAACGCCATGCGCAAACTGTACGAGGAAGACCCCGAACTACGCATTATAACCAAGTCGAAAAAGCTTCAGAAACTGAAAGAATTAAGACAAAAAGCATTAAAAGGAGGCTGAAAAATGACGGTTTCAAGCGGAAATTTGAAAAAACTCGTGAAAATCGGTGGAAAACAATACAAAATCGGCGAATTAACAAACAAGGAGATTCTGTCGCTCATCATAAGCCGAATGGAAGACATTGAAGACATGGTTCGCAGCCTAGACGACCGCGAAAGACTACTGCAAAAGCAGATGGCAGTCTTGCAGACTAAACTGGACGATTACAAGCGGGAACAAGAAGAAAAAGAAAAATCAAAACAAAGAAGCAAAGAAGACTACAAGTGGATAGTGGCAATGGCTGTCACAATACTACTGTCGGTTGCAAGCATGGTTGCAAGCCTTTGGAGGTAAAAAATGACCATAAAAAACAAACTTCAACAGCGTAGCCAGCAGGAACTAATAGCCTTCATCAACCATTACAGGGCAAACGGGCTGAACATGATTCCAGTGAAGGCTGGAGACAAAAAGCCGTACGTGCCGTGGGAGCAATACCAGAAACGCAAGAGCACACAGAAAGAAATAGAACAGTGGTTCCTAAGCGGAGCAGGGTTCAACATTGGCATAGTGTGCGGGCAGATAAGCGGCGGGCTCGTGGTCGTAGACATAGACGCTGGAACGCCGAGAAAAGCAGTAAACAAGGCGCGGAAAATCTTCGGCAGCGACAGGCTGCAGCACACGTTCGTAGTCAAAACCAGCAAAGGCGTGCACGTGTACTGGAAGGTACGCCAGCCAGTAAGCACAACCCACTTCCGCGACATAGGCGTTGACCTGCAAGCCGAAGGTGCCTACGTGCTCGCGCCGCCCAGCCTACACCCGTCAGGCACCAAGTACCAGTGCGAGTCACTCGTGAACGTTGCCGAATGGACAGAAGGAGACTTCATGGAGGAACTGCTGGAAGGGCTGCAACGGGCGTACGGCAAAAAGTTCGACGCCGAAAGCTACAGGCAGCCCGTAGACGTGGCACGGCTGCTCAAGGGAGTGCCCAAAGGCGAACGCAACGTCGCGTGTATACAGCTTGCCACGTGGCACAGGACAAAAGGTAAAAGCAAAGAGGAAACGTTGAAGCTGATGCTTGAATGGAACAAGTGCAACGAGGAGCCACTGCCAGAAAAAGAAGTTAGACGCACGGTGGAAAGCGCCTACAAAAAGAAGGAGCCGTACAAGTACAAGTTTATAGAAGTAACAGAAGAAGTGTTCCCCGAAGAAGTGCACAAGGAAGCCGAACAACTGCTCAAGCAGCCCAACATCATACCAGCAATACTAAAGGCAACAGAAGAAGTCGTGGAAGAAGAAAACAACAGAATCAGCATTTTCCTCCTCAACCTAGTCGGCGAAAGCTTCGACGTCAGCGGCGAGTCGGGCAGCGGCAAAAACACGCTTGTCGAAGCAGTGCTCAACCTGTTCCCCAAAGACAGTTGGATCAAAATGACAGCAGCCAGCGCCAAAGTGTTAAGGTATCTGAAGCAGGCGCCAACCCTCTACTTTGCAGAACGAAGAGCCTACCAAAGCCCCGAAGCCGAAGAAAGCATAACGGAATACGACATTAAAGTGGCGATAAGCGAGGGCAAGCTGGTAACCTACGTCACCGCAAAGGACACCGAGAAAGGATATGTAAGGCGAGAAACCAAAATCCGCAACTTCATAATGACAAGCACCGAAGTCGACATAACAGAAGAACTCAAAAACAGAATATGGCAGCTTACAACCGACGACTCACCCGAACACATAAGCAAGGTTGTAGCCCGCAAGCTTGAAGAAGCAAGCAAACTGCCCCACGAACGAATAAACACTGAGCCCCAAAAAAGAGTGTTTCGATGCGCAGTCAAAAAACTCTGGCAGAAAATACCAAAAGCATACGTCATCCCCTTCAGCAAACAGTTAAGGCAAATGTTAAGCACGGAGCCAAGAGCAAACAGAGACGTGAAAAAACTGAAACAAGCAATCTACGCCAGCGCCGCCCTGCACTACTACAACAGAGAAAAAATAAATCTAGACGGAGAAGAAGTGCTCGTGTGCACGCCTGAAGACTTGTACAATGTGCTTACATACATGAAAGAAGCCGTCTACGGCACCTTCAGCGGAGGAGCCCAAACCAGATGGTTCAAGGAGAAATGGCGCATTGCAGAACGAATATTAGACGCTGGCAAACTGCTCACGGTGGGCACGTACATGCTTCTGGCGAAGACAAGCTGGCGCACAGCACACAAGTGGCTTACAAGGTTCGAGGAAGAAGGGCTGCTCGTAAAACACAAGGAAAAAGGAAAAACATGGTACACGAGAATAGAGCAGGCAAGAAGGCAGGTGGGAGCCACCGTGACAGTAGACTTTGAAAGGCTGTGGCAGGAAACGCTGGAGTGGATGCAGGCTTTGAAGATGGACACGCGGAAAACGAAGATTCAGGAGGAACAGTTTCTGCTGGAGCATGAGAAAACGATGCAAGTAGAAGTGCCGCTGAACGAGGAAGAACTGGAGACAATGGAAATGGAAAACTTGCTCAACGAGTTGCCTGATGCAATAGCAGCGCCAGAAGACTGGCAGTAAGGCAGTAAGGTAGCAAGGCGGTAAGGTGGAAAAGGAGCCCAATTTGGGCTTTTTTTGCACTGACCTGAACCCCTGAATTCGAGTTTTAAAAATTTTTTTTTAAAAATTTTTTTTCTTTCAGGGTTTCATATTCATATCAGTGCAAAAATAACGGAGATTTGGGCTTCTTTTGGGGTTAGTATAAACTTTCCTGCTGACATATTAGGGTAACGTGGCTTGGCGGTTTTGGGCGATTTTTTAGATTTTTGAAGCCTAGGGGGACTTCTGCGGGTTTTTCGGTGCTTTTCGTTTGAAAGCATGGTTTTTTAATGTTGCCTCGTATAAGCTCGAATCTAATGTAAACTGAAAAAAGGTTTAGGATCATAAAGGTTTTAAAATATAACAATTGTAATAATGTAAAATTAAACATTTAAAAACGAAAAAAAAGAGAGAGGTGGTTTATTAAATATTGCTATTTAAGACAATATCACCAGCTTAATGGGTAATACCAATATTACCAAAAAATGCAGAACGGAAATTTGGCAATGCTAAAAACTTTAAAATAATCTCGAAATTTAAAAATAAGTTCAAAAACAAACTTAATTAACTGGTAAAACAAAAATTAGGTTTAAAATAAAAAAAGGTTTAGATTAATCCACATTCACGCAATGGATTAATCCAACCACATTGGCATTTTTCTGCATCGGGTTCTAAACTATTTCCACATTTTGGACAATAAATTATTCCATCGATAGCTGCCTGTTCTAATAATTTTTCAATTTCTTTATCGGTCATTTTTTCACTTCCTTTTTAGGTTATAGCTCGGTGTATTTCTATGGCAGCTTGGGCATGTTGCAAATTTCAGCTTTCCTTTGTAATTCCATGTATAGCCGCAATGCACACATTTAGTGTTTGGTTTTTTTTGCATTGTTCACACCACAATAATTTGTATTGTGTTATCATTGTTAAACCATATATCGATGCTTTCAACATTGTGGATTTTAAGACATTTATCGTTGTTTACAGTTTTCCATGATGTTTTTATGTTTCTCTTTTTGTATATGGATATGAGAGTTTTGTTATCTTTCGATAAGTATCGTTTCCATGTTTTCGTTTTTTGTATATTAAAACTTATGTTTGGTTGTTTTCGCATTGTTCAGCACCTTTTTTATTTGGTTTAGCTGGTTTTCGTTTACTGCAGCATAGGTTTTGCCGTTTGCTTTACAGATTAGAACGCACATAGGTTTTTCCATGTTTAACACCACACGGTTAAGTCGAATTCCCCGTTTTTGAATGTTGAGGCAATAACCCACTTTTTTATGCTGAAGTGTTTGTTTACGCTTAAAATTGCTTCTGCAAGTTCTATTATGTTGTTGTCGCTTAAGTATGTGCAATTTGCTAATGTTACTCTTATGTCAAAATGGTCGCTATTTTCGACTTTTACCCGTTCTGGTTCTATTTCGAGTTTTTCGACGATTGCCTTTTTTATTTTTAGGTTTTCTATTTCCCATTCTATTCGTTTTGTTTTGTTCATAAAACACCATCTCCATTTTAGTTTAGGTTAAGCGTTCTTTTGGTATTTGCTGGGTTTTTGTTGTAATTGCTGGTTTGTCGATTAGACAGCATTTTTAAAAGTTGGTTTGCTGTCTAGGTTTTCGCTTGGTTCGAGCTTCTCGCTCTCACTGTTCAGCTTTTGACAGCCTCAAAGTTTGCCAAGCTTAACCATTAGAATTAAAAATTTGTTCACATTAATAAACATCGTTATAATAATAATAAAAAACCTTTTTTGTGTTTCTTTTTGTTTTTCCAGCTTATTTTTTGGTTTTTCTTTTTGTTGTTTCTTAAACATTACGATTTTAGATGTTCAGAATACTACGAATACGAATACACGTTTATATAATTGTTTATTATTATTATTAAACGATTGTGCAATGTTAAGGTTAAATTTCGCATGCAAAAAAGGGTTAAACCAAACTAAAAGCTTATTTTACCGCATGGTATAATACTGCAAAGTATAAAAGGGAATAATAAAAGGGGCGGCTTAAAAGGGGAATTTTAGTGCAGCCGTGTTGTTTCTAACCATCCATATAATTGGATGTATCCGCTAACAATTTTTACATTTTTAAAGTATTGTTTTATCTGTTCTGTTATTTTTATTGCTGGTGTGCTAGTGTAGATAAATAATATTATGTTGAAGTTTTGAAAGTTTGCGTTAATTGTTTCTATATGGTAAAGCTGTTTTAGAGCTTTTAATAATTTGTTTCTGTCTTCTGGTGTTTCGAATTCTGCACAAATATTCACTATATAATGAGCTGTCATTATTTTATACCTCTTTTGTTCAAGAGTTTTTAGCTTTCAATCCATTTAAACGCTTTTTTTATTATCCTTTTTCCTAATTTTGGTATACACAGCAAAATTAAAGAAAATGGAATAGTAAAGTAGACAACAAATAAGAACAATAGAAATTTTTTGTCTTTTTTGTTATCTTCATAGGCGACAATATGCCATCCTTGATAGTTATAACATATAAGATTTTGTTTTTCTTTTTTGCTCATTGTTTACACCGTTTTAGGTTCATACTTTTTACATGTGTTTTCTGTATATTTTCTGTTGAATTCACATTCTGTTAAGCTATTAGACCAATAACAACTATCGCAATCTTTTAATGTATTTAGTTTTTTGACAACTTTAACAAAATTTTCAAAACTCATTATGTGAATGCTTAAATGCTCGATATAGCTGTCGGTTTTGTCTATGCGGTAAACAAAACATCCATATTGAAAATCGTTAAAGAATAATAGGTTATCGTGTTTAAACGTGCCTTCATAGTTTCTTAAGTTTTCATGCAGTTGTTTTAGGTCTTTAACTTCTGTGTATTCGCTAAATTTTTCTGGCTGGTTCACTATTGCCATTATGTCGCCGTCTCTGTAATCGTATAAGCCGTTTAGCCAATTGTTGCCGTCTATGATTTTTGTTATTGCTTTTTCAATGTTCATTTTGTATAACCTTCTTTAAACTCCTCAACTATTGCAAAAAGAACCGCACATAATTGCAAACCACTTATATGACCTGTTGTTGAGAATCTAGCGAGTTCTGGAAATTGCTCAATGTAATTATTATTATCTAACCAAATCGGTTTTTTTAGAGTTAAATCGCTTATCCGTTGTGCTATTTCTATTCTGGTCTCTTTATCTAAATGACTTCTCACGTCGTTGAAATACCATAGCTTATAGTGTGCAAAAGCCATTTCACTACCAAAATCTAAACCCAATTTGCCGAATTGTGCAAATGCTTTTTTGCTGTTCTCTAGAAATTTCTGTTTTTCCTTTTCTAATCGTTTTTGATATGCCTTTTCTGATTCCTTTTTTATCCTTTCGTGCAGCTTTTCCCATTCTGGTTCTTTTCCGTTTAAATCTACTTCTGCAACAATCCGCCATGTTGCTTTTGAATTTCCGCAACCGAAAAAGCCAATCATTTTTGTATTATCCTCATTGAACGATGCCATTATATACATTGTCTTATTTTTTTCATCAAACGCATAACACCATTCGCAACCCACTTCACTAGCGTTCTTTTCCGTTATTGTAAAGGGCGTTTCCTTTCTATCTCCATGACAATAACATTTTGGTCTCATGTATCGTTTTGTTTGTTTCTCAATATCTTTAGTTGTTATGTTGTTTACAAAACCAGCTTTTAGGTTGAAATCTTTGCCGACTATGGTCGACCATCCAGCGGGATGTTTATCTATTAACACTTCTAACATGGCTTTCAAATTGTGGTTGAAATAACCATGATATAAATTCCATAATGTCTTACCTAGACCGCTAGGATACGAATCCCAATGGTGGTATCTGCCTATGAATCCGTTTTTGGTTTTTCTGGCTATAACTCCTCTAGTTCCCATTTTATTACACCTTATAAAATTCCGCTATTTCGTTTAGGTTTTCCAATGTCTTTTTTAATGATGACTCTAGGTTTTCAAGTTCTTTTTTGATGTCTGCATTGTCTTCTATAACGGATAAAGCGATATATCCGACATTGTTTAAATGGTCTAGCGCTTTTAATGTGTGGTCAATTGCCTTATTTAGATGGTCTTTTATTTCCATTTTAATACACCAGCGCATCTTTTGGTGGTTCATGGAAAATGTTATGTTCTCGTAATATGCTGCGTATGTCTCGGATTTCAGAGGCTAAAAAGTCGATGTCATTTTTCAATTTGTTAAGCTGTTCTGTTATTTCGACAAACGCATTGTCTAATGCCTCATTTTTAAGCTGTTGTACAAGCTGTTCACTCAACACCGTACACCTCTTTTACGTTTTTTAAAGTTGTGTTCGGTGTGGCTCTGTGGCAGCTTGGGCAAGTGACATAAAGCAGCTTGCTTTTAGTTTGCCACTTATAGCCACAGTGAACACATTCAATATTTGTTTCACGTACCATCTTATCACACTCCTTTTTGTTTATTACTACTACTAATATGAATACATGCTTATAAACTTTTTGTTTATTATTATTAATAAAATGATTCGCAAAATGCAGCTTTCAAAACCGAGACAGAAGCCTAAAACTAGAGCTGTCCAGCTTTCCCATGTGGAACAATAAAAGGGGAAGATAAAAGGGGCAACAGCTTAAAAGGGAGGCTATTCCTCTCTGTAAACGTCTAGTCTTGTGTTCACGAAGTCCCATATTTCCGCTAGGCTGCCTTCGCCTTTGTTGTATTTTTCCAGCAAGATTTTGATGTGTTCAAGGTCTTCGATGATTGTTTCAGTTAACCTTTTGTTTTTCTTTTCAAGTCTTTCCGCCCTTTGGTATATTATATACCAAGTCATTTTTCTTTTACTTCCTTGTAATTCGGATTCTTTGTTGAATGGTAGCAGCTTGGACACGTTACGAATCGTGCTTTGCTGCGTGTGAACCACTTGTAACCGCACTTTTGGCATGTGATGTTGGTGGGTTTCATTTTTCATTCTCCTTTTTTATCTTGTCAAGCTCTATTACTGCATCGTCTATGCTGTCGTAGATTCCTATTACATCTTCATAGTCGCAGAAGTCGTAGTCGCTTTTCCGTTTGTATCGTTCAAGCCTTACTTGTGTTCCTTCTGCCCCGTTGTCCACGCTTATGAGATAATGCTTGTCGCCTATTTTTTCCCAGTGTTCAAACGTGCATTCTTTCAGTTTTTGTAGCCTTTGTTTTTCCCTTGAGAAAAGATGTGTTATGAGTTGAAGATTGCTTACTTCTTCTACTTTCATTCTACCACTCTCCTTTTGTTATTACTACTATTAGTATTACCACATGCTTATAAACCTTTCGATTATTATTATTAACTATGAACCGAAAACCAGCTCTATTATATGGTATTTCATGAGCAAAAGGAAGTGAACTTCCATGACAAAATGTGACATGTGTGGAAAAGAATCAGGAGAATTATATTGCGCTAAATGTCGTGCAAAAATAGAAAAAAAAGAACCTAACATCAACTTTAAAGATTTGATTCCATTACTCTATTGGGATAAAAAACATAAATGTTACCGTTTTGGCTGCACAGTTAAGTTATGTCCATACAATCGAAACGGTGTATGTATAACCAGACATCTAACTATTGAAACGGTAAAAAAGATATTACACGAATTTGACGGAGATAACATTTGTCACAACTTTTGCGGGTGAATAAATGGTTAAAAATAGAGAGAATGGTAAAAAACCATTCTACGCCGACTATACGAAGACGCAGTATTCTTTGTCCAAACCATAATATTCCCATTTTTAGACCGCAGACAATAAGATGAAGAATGACAAGAATGTTTGTTTTACGATTGGAGATGGGCTAGAAATCGGTTAGCCCAGTTGTTGTCGGAGGACGTTAAAAGGGGTTTTTAAAAGGGGCTCTAGGATAAGCGTGCCTGTCCTAGCGTTTCTTTGTTATTGGAACGCTTTGTTATATACGCTAGGACTTGCTGGCACGCCTACTTTCCCGCCCTTTTTTCTATAATACGTTTTTCTGCTTTTTTACATGGAGTATATTCATCTTCTTTTTCTTTTTCCTTTAATTTTTCTACCAGTTTGAGAAGTGGACATGTTGCCATAGTTTGGCAAAGACAGAAGTCCTGTATGGGACAGGTTTCACATCTAACTCTTATTATTGCATGTTTTTGCCTACTCATTTTCCATTCTCCATATCCAGTAACCTATACGTAAAATAAACCAAGGAGCAGTAATTAGTACTGTTACGGGATGAATAAAAAACAGTAAGAGAGCTGCAATTGTTGTATTAAAGAAGGTTTCAGTAATTAGTAAGAAAAACGGGTCAGATTTAGATTTTTTGATTTCTTTCCAAACATGACGTAGAAATGTTTTGAATGATAAATCTTCGGTCATTTTAACTCATCATTTCCTCCAGTCCAGCAATTAATCCACTAATACAAAAAGCAAACCAAAACACCAAGCCAACTGCCATGAACGGAATGAAAAGTATTCCAACGACGGCAGCAGTAGTCAATAGAGGCTGGCTGAACAACCATTGAAAATAGGCGACGACACCTATTATCGTAAAAATGATTAAACCAGAAAAAAGAGTAATAATTGCTAGACCGTAATATTTTCTTTTCATTCTTTCAACAACTCCCTTAAACGTCTAAGCCGAGTCATTGCGACTGCACATGGACTCCAATTTGGTGGATATTCATGATTTAGAATTTCGTTTATTTTTTCAAGTAGTTGTGTAACATCATTAAGTTTAATCCATTTCTCTCTGAAAAGAACGTTTAGTTCTGGATAGTCGTCTGGATAGTCGTTAAGTCCTGCTTTTTTCCATTTCTCAAAATTGATTTTGGTTTCCAAAAATAATTCGCATATACTTTTAGCTTTTTTCTGTAATCGTTCAACAATACTCATTCTACCACCTCCACACGTAGCTGCAGTACACGTTGCCAACTTGCTTCTGCTGCTGTCCATACTCTGGCACGCTGATCCGTTCCAGCCTGTTCTTCCGCTGGTAGATGAACTCGCCTACGTCCAAGGTTTTCAGCGTTTCAGCCCATCTTTTGCCTACCAGCGCCTTGATGTAGTTTACGTCGTTGCGCTCCCATGTCCAGCCGAAGTACCGTTGCTCCGTCATCTTTACGGGATACTTGTCCACGTTGCTTGGAAACTGTGTGAGCAAGCCGAAGCGAATGTTGTAGTTGCGCCCTTGGCTTATCACGTCCAGCACGGCACCGTACTTTTGCGGACTGCGAAGGCAGCCGTTGGGCAGGTAGGTTTGGGCTTCCTCGAAGACTATGAACTCTGGCGTCTTGTAGCCGTTCACGTGTTTGATGTATATTGTGCTGCACAGCATTTGCGCGAAGCTTATGCGGTCTCGGATGCTTAGGCTGCTCATGTCGAACACGGTGCTGCCGTGCCAGTTGTAATGCCTGATGTTTCTGCTGACTTTGACTGTCTGCAGTATGGGCGTGTTTTGCAGCCATGCTTGGCTTGTGTCCAGCACATACACTTGCACGCCTGCCAGCATGAGCTGTTCAACCAGCAGTTTGGCAAGATTTGTCTTGCCGCTGCCGCTTGTGCCTGCAACGAAAAAGCCTGACTTGAGGGCTAATTGGACGTCGAAGATTCTATTCAACCTCCTTTTCTTTTTCCATTTGTTTAGGAATTATATTTGCTAATGTTATCAAACGCCAAATCAGATAAGACGTGTAAACCGAACCGAAAACTGACATAACTATTTCCAACGCAAGAATCAGTCTGTTTGGTTCTACACCTATAATTTTGCCGTTAATCCAGATATGTAGAAAAATGTTCAGGTTAAATATTGCCATGCCGAGAGTGCTGCTTAGTCCAAGAACGTGGAATATAAGCGTTTTAGCATTCATTTTTTCTGCTTCCACATGGCTCGTCAAAATAGAGACTTAATCTTTTTACAACTTCTTTCCATGTTGAGAACACTTCAGTCATGTCTACGCCAAGATACCTTTGCAAGTTTACGATATACCCGTTGTTTACTTTTTCAATTGTGGCTTTTTCATTCATTACATTCACCTTGTTTATTATTATTAACACTAACACTCATTAATAAACTTTTCTGTACTTGCAAAAAGAAAAGAAAAAGTGTTTATCTTGTGTCAAAGTCTATTGCAAGCTGCCAGTCTTTCTGCGAGTTTAACGCTTCCAGAAGGTGCTCTTGTGCTTCGAGTACGAGCAGGTCGTGTTTGGGTGGAAGCCGACTTTTCAGAAGCTCTGATAAAAGTTCTGAGACTCTGTTCAAGAGGTTATACATGTTGTCTTCCATGTAGTATTCCTCAATTTTATTTTTACGATTACGTTTATAAACATTTCTATAACTCAAATATAGAATATAATTATAGCAAACCTTATAAATGTTATTATTATTAATACTTCTATAACCATGGAGAGAGATGAGTTAAAGTGAAAAAAGTAAAAATAAAGAAAGTCTTACCTGAATATGGCAACCGCATCTACATTCTCAACGGAGAACCCCAGTCTGGAGAATGGGCAATAGTGGACTTGTCCAGCTTTCCAGAACAGAAGGCATTCTTTATGGGTGTGTCAGAAGACGGCACTGTCCAAGCTCTCGTGCACAAGTGTCCTCAACTGCCCGAAAAGGCATATTATGTTTGGCAGCCTCGCATGTACAAGCCGCCTATGAAGCCTTTTGCGTGTCCTCGTTGCCGTTACAGGCTTGACTATCATCCGCGTAGACCAAGGGATTAGCGTTTTCTTCCCTTGTTTTTCTGTAGAACGTCATAATGTTCTGCAGGGCTTCCTTGATTTCCTTCTCGGTTCGCACCTTCCACAACAGGTTGCGAATCTGCTCCATCTTTTCAGGGCTCAAGTTGAACGTGCGCTTGATTTGCTCTAGTGCCAGCATCCTCTGCATTTCCACGCTTGGCAGTGCTGGGCTTTGTTTGTGGTGTCCGTAGATTTCAAGCCGCGGCAGCGCTTGCAGATAAGCGTTGTATAGCTGTTGTTCTGTCGGTCTGCTGTAAGCCTGTGCCTGTGCTCCTCTTGGCACGTGTCCCAGCATATAGTCAACCCAGTTTAAGGGCACATGGGCTGCTTCAAGGATTGTTTGCAGGCGTTTGCGCAGGCTGTGAGGGCGCAACGGACATAATCCTTTTGGCACTCCAAACCTATTGAGCCCTTCAGGCGCGTCTATTACTCCAGCAATGTAGGCGTACTGCTTGAATTTTTGTCGCATGTAGCCTGTGTCATAATCCCATGGGTGGTCTTGTTTTTTAAACTTGTTTACGTTGAAGTAGGTTTGCAACACGTTTTTGCAGTCGTTGCCTATAAAAACCACATAGCTGAACGTGCCGCTTATGCGTTCTGGAATGTAAACTGGGTAGAGTGGCTTGTCCTGCGTCCAATTTTCCGTAGCGAAGTTTTCCACTTTTAGTTCGGGAAAGGCTCCAATACGTAATCCCGTATAGTTGGCTGTCAGAATCCACGTTTTATGCGCTAGCGGTGCAACGTCGCATATTGCTCTTATCTGCTCTGAAGTTGGAATCAGCTCTTGCTCTCGCATGCGCGGTGGCTCTGGCACTATGCCCGTTATGACTATGCCGTTGCGTTTGTAGAAGCTTCGCAGATAGCGGTATGCAACGCTTGCTGTTGTTTTGCTTTTGTAGTTTTCCCAAAATTTGTCCAGCATGTCGCAGTGTTTTTGCACGTTGCCTTTGGTGCGCATTTCGTTTTCTGCGTCTGCAATCAACTGGTCGGGATTCATTTTGGTGAAGCTGCAGTAGGCTTCCAGAGCATACAGCGCAAGCTCTTTGGTTGCCTGTGGTACGCCTCCGTTTTCCATTGCGCTTGCCTTTTTTCGCAGTTGCCGAAACCAGCGTTGAACGGTTTCGTATTGGAGTAGGCTTTCGTTCATTTTGTTCACTATTATTATGATTATTATTTCTAATTTATAAAGGTTATGGTTTTATATATCATTACAAACGTAAAGGTCTGGGTTTTATATATCTTTATAGAAAAAAGAAGCGTTAAAAGGGGAGATTTTTTGAATAACTAGTACTCGACTTTTACTTGTTCAATGTGTGCTCCCCAAAATGCTAGTATTACACCTGCAATCATAAGCATTATTCCGATAGTCAATACAGCTTTTCGTGCTCTTGGATGTCTATAGTCGTTAATTAATAAGCCACAGATAAGTATTGCAATTCC